TGCTATTTCAGCAAGTGCTCCTACTGTAGGTGCAGTACCTAACTTCAGTAATGTAACTTCTTACACTGCTGGATCTGCTGGAGCTCTAGCAGGTACTGTAACTTCTGCAGGTCTTCTTACCGTGACGGCTGGTGGAGCTGGCACACAAGCAACAGGACAATTTGTTTCTGAGATCACTATAATTGACTGAGGATAAGAGCAATGAATATCATTCGTTGGTCTGTCCTAAGTGCGGTGGGTGCATTTGTCACACTTGCTCCTGCCCTGGCGGTCCCCGTGGTCCCAAACTTCACACAGGGGTCGATGACGAGTCGGACAGAGACCACTCAGACGATATCTGAGACTATAAATAGCATGGATTATAATACTGGATACCAATATTCTTCTACGGGTACTGGTATAACTAGTAATGGCACGCTAAGCCCTGGAACAGGTTCTAGCAATGTAACTATTGACGGAGTGACATCATCATGGAAGGGAGTAACAACCAGACCACAGTTCACACAAACAGTACCAGGGGCTGCATTTCAGTTTACAGAAACTTATCGAGGACCTGGTTTGAGCAACCAAACAATTATTCAAAGAACCACCGAGGTTACAAGCGTAACCGATACTACAAGTATCTTCTCCCAATAACATTATTATTTGCTAGTCCATCTTATGCTGAGACTATTGGTGGTGTTTCTGCTACTGCTTCTCCTGTCGCTAATAGTTCAGGCTCCGTTACAAACCAGGCTATTCAGGTTTTACAGGGACCATATGTTACAAACACATACGGTGGAGGTGTATCATGTCAAGGTCCCACTCGCAATTTCACACCGTATGTAACAGGAACTGCTTCTGCTTCTAGACCATACGAGGACTTTTATGACGATCCAGTATATGATGTAGGAGATTATAATGATGATGGTAGGATAGACAATCCAGGTGACATCCTGTTCACCAAAAAAACTAGAACAGGACAAAAAGATAACTACAGTTTAGGTATGGGGTTCTCTATGACATGGAGTACACCCATAGATAAAAACTTACAAGATCTGTGTAAGAAAGCAGCAGCAACACAAATTGAATTGAATGCACAGTTGACTGCTAACAAAAGATTAGACTTTGAGATTGCGAGATTGAAAAATTGTGGATCTCTTATGAAAGAAGGAATCATGTTCCACCCTAAGAGTCCTTATTATTCAGTGTGTGCTGACGTTGTAGTGATGAACAAGAATCAAATCTCCCCTCACTATCATACTATTCCTTCCCCCGAAGTATCCGTATCGCCCGATTCCTATGACGCTGATCGCGCCGTCGATCAGACACAGACTCAATCTTCGATAACTTCCCCCGAATCTGAGATACCTTCTTCAACACTTTCTTCACAGTCGGCTTCACGACTTTCAAAAGAAGATCGACAACGGGTTTTGCGAGCAGTGCAGAACTCGTCGCAATTACAGCAATACTCGCAGTAGTTGTAACCATTCCAGCGTTAGGAATGTTGGATACAATTTGATCTGTAATACCTAGATCTTCTGTAACTTCTATACATTCCTTTCCAACTAATTCATACCCAGTAATTTTTTTATTACCCTCTAGGATCTTTCCTATAGGGTTTTTTAGTTCCTGATCTCTTGCAGGACAATCGTACGTTACTGTTTGTGTGGGTGTTTTTGGTACTGCAGGGGTTTCTGGTGTTGGAGGTTTGGGTTCTTTTCTTCTTGTATCAATTCCAGATGGATATGTCGGCACGATTTTATCGGGTTCAAATTGTAAAGGATCATATGACGGTACACCTGCATCGCAATAAGTAATCGTTCCTTTGGGGTCATTCTCTATTAGGTTATTATTTTTGGTACTATTTTGACTATGAGATTCTACACATCCAGGTACGTTTACAATAGGAAACCCTAGCTCCAACGTGACAGGTGGAGCTAGGGGTAAAGAATTGGGAGCAAAAACTCTAGATTCAGGAATTCTTACATCCTGAATATCGATCCCAGTAATATCAATATCATTTATCTCCATCTTTTTTAGATTCCTTCTTCACTTCAGGTTCTTCTCTGTCATCCTTTTTCTTTGCTGCCTGAACTCCAAAAGTAGCTAAGGTTCCAGTAAAGACAGATGCAATAAAAGTTGGATCAATATTTTTCTGGGGAATGCCAGGTACAGTTACATAGTTTAGAGTAAGAATTGCTGCCGACCATGAGAGGATAGCAACTCTTACTAGTGCAGACAAACCTTCATCTGCCCAATCAAACTTAGGACCAGACTTCTTATTTTCCTTAGGGGGTTGTTGTGGTGTTACCGTCATTGTCAGATTGCCTCTTTTTGCCGATGTTATATTTCGACTCAAGTTGCCAATCTCCTTTATCCTTATAGGAAATTACCTTGATTTGACTCAGAGGTGCGAGATTGAGAACCGAATCTGGTGCTACAATTTTCACAAGTCCCCAATCAGAAAGAAGTTGAATGATTCTATTTCTACGTTGAATATCATTCTCTGTGATATTCGCCTTCTTTCCGTCTAGAGCAAATAATTCTTTGAAGTGGACAATATAATACTGCCCTTTTTTATGAAGGATATGACAAGATTGGTAGAGTTTACGTTCTTTGCGAGAAGCAACTCCAATTCTTGTAAGCGTTTCACGGACCTTGAGGAAGTCATCTGGTTCACCCAGAGTCACTTCAATCATGTCACTTTTATTCCAGATAACTTCCGTATCACCCATGCTAACCACCTGTATCTAATTTAGATCTAATAAAATCTAGTTGATCCGAAGTCAAAATACGAAGGGCATCAATAGCCTTTTCATCACTATAACCGTAATACTGTTTTACAATATCAAGATCTTGTGCTTTCTCCTTCTTGCCCCACGGAGAGAATCTCTTACGGGGTCTCACAGTATTTATAAAAAAATCATACTGCAATAGGTTGTCTAATTCTGGGTACTGATTTATCTCATTTGCATACATGATAGTATCCATGTGATGAGACATGCACTTGTTTATAATGAAAGCAGGGTACTTCTTTCCCCATGCAGGATCATCACTGTGTAGAAGATTCTTCTTGCTCAGATTGATTGAGTTCAGATAATCCTTCAAGGGGTAGTTCTGATCGAATGCCATAATTGATTAGTACCAGTTCCTTTCGTTCTTTTTGGTCGGACATGTAATCACCCACAGACCGCATGGTGTATGTGTGATCGTATTCGTATGGACTCCATTCAACAAACCGTTCCTTGATTAGATTGGTTGTATTGTATGAGACCATCATCTTGACTGTATCCTTATACTGGTTACAGTCGGCAGCAAAGGTATCATGATTGAACCTTGCGTGCATATTTCCCTTGCGACCATACAGATTATCTTTGATGTCGTAAGGAGGATCTAGATAAATGAATAGGTCAGATCCTTTAGCAATCATCTGCTGGTATGAATAGTTAGTAATCTTCCAATTACGAATCGCCTGCTGATAGTAAGGAAGATTGTCAATACCACGCACCGAAAAGTTAGACTCTGATGCTGCCTTAGAAAAGGAAGATGCTTCGGTCAAACCAGAGAACGAGCATTTGTTTACAATGTAAAAACTAATTGCACGTTGCAAGGCTGTAGTATTTCGTACATCCTTACTTAGATACTCCTTTGCCTCTAGAAACAAAACCTTCGCTGACGTAGGATCTGGATAGCGATACTTGAGTTGTATGAGTTGATCGCGCATCTGCTGACCCTCGGACTGTAACTGCTGCCAGAAGTCCACCAGAGGCACGTACAGATCATTTACCCACACGGATAGGTGTGGATACATCTGTGTCATGTAGAGAGCGACAGAACCACCTCCTAGGAAGGGTTCGCGAAACTCACGAATCTCATCCATGTTAGGAAGAAACTGTGCAAGTTTCTTTGTTGCTCGTGATTTACCACCTGGATAACGAAGGGGTGTCTTTAGTTTCTTCATTTGAATTCACATTCCATCATTAGTTGAGTAAAACAAGCAAGTAAATTGATCTCCTGATCTGCAACGAATGCAGACTTGTATTGGTACTCTGCAATAATAAGAACTGCAGCAGCAATACTAGGTTTCTCCAATGTAGTATACATCTTATCATACACCGCACGCATAATATGGGCAGGAGAATTGTCTACATTCTGCTCTACCCATTTCTTGACATCAGTAAACTTCTTCTTCTTCATGCTCAACATAAGAGCAGAGTAAGAAGCATCAGACTGAACTGCCATAATGCCTGTATCAATCTTACCAGTAGATGAGTATCTTTGCAACTCATTCAAGGTACGACGGAAGTCAGGGAAATGTTTCATGATCAGTTCCGCCAAGACTTTGGTGCTGTAATCTACACCTTCTGCTTGAAGAATATTTTCACAACGTGCCAAGAACTTTCCTGCCATCTGCTGCTTGACCTTGCCCGATGTGTTGAAATCGATGACAGTGGTTCTGCTATGCAGAGGATCAATAATTTTATTCTTGAAGTTGCAAGTAAAGATGAACCTACAGTTCTTCTGGAACTCTTCGATAGTCGCTCTCAGAAGCAGTTGAACATCAGGAGTAGTGTTATCTGCTTCATCCACAATGATTACCTTGTGGGCGCTGCTAGAGGTCAAAGAGACGGTAGACGCAAACGACTTCGCCTTGTCACGAATAGTATCTAGGAATCTACCTTCATCAGATCCATTGATAAGAATATAGTCAGCACCTAGGTGTGTACATAATGCTTTTGCAATCGTAGTCTTTCCAATACCTGCAGTACCACTGAGAAGTAGATTAGGGATTTCTCCCTGCTCAACAAATCCACTAAAGATATCCTTAGTTTCATCAGGTAAAATACATTCATCAATCGTCTGTGGACGATACTTTTCAACCCAAAGGAAATCCTTCATTTTACTAATTGTCCTTTATCATTGTACACAAGTTGTTGACTCACACCGTTAGCACTTTCATTTACAAAATTATGGAAGACTTCAGATCCAAGATAGTGATCAACTTTGTTGATCTGGTAATGCAAGTTCCATTCGTTGTTGCGTGCTTGCTGAATCAACCAAGACAGCATAGCAGAGTCCATCTTTTGATTGCACTCAACAGCAGAGATCCAGTTGATTACCTCACCAGGTTCCATGTAATCACCTTCAACATCTTGATATGCCCGTTGATACATCAGAACCTTAGTACGATCTGGTCGCATCCACTGAGGCATCTGCTTAGTTTGTTTCCACAAACATTCAAAATCAGAACAGATTGGAGGGCGATCTTTATGAATACTACACCCACCGCAACTACTGCTAGGATCCCAATAGTGACATGGTTGACCAGGAAAGAATGGAATGCCATGAGCATCGCCATAAAGATGTCCTTGGCAGCACTCACTACAAGTGCCACACTCACGTTTAGTGTAATCAAACTCCGTAATCGGCAGGTCCTTCATCCCCCTGCTCTCGGTTGTAAGGTCCAGTCGATCTAACATAATGAAAAAATAGTTGTGTGTACTGTTCTCCTTGGTATGGAGTCCGCCAGTGTTCGAGATCTATACCACTGTATAATACTGCATCACCAGGCAAGGTTTCAAATTTTTGCTTTGCACCGAATCGGTCTAGTAGTTGCAACTCCCAAGGTTGATCTTGAGTGATGTTCAAACTGACAGAGACTTCACAGGCATTGCGATCTGTATGTGCTGCCATGAATGATTTGTTGTAATACCTAGTGCAAAACCAG